AATTTATCTACTGGTATTTGATTTGGACTTTCATTGTGCCAGCCAAAACAACGAACACGGCAACGACCAAGTTCTAGTGGGTCTATTCGATCTTCGACCACACCAAACCACCAAACAAAATTATTTAAACCTAGAAAATCTTTGTTCATGTTAAATTCGCTGGGCTATTTTATGATAATTGCCAGCAGCACCACTCAATGGTGCTGACAATGAGTTTTTAGAAAGTTCTAATACAGTTTGCCATGCATTTGGCGTGATAACATTTCTAACCGCAGAAATTAAATATGTGCCCGAGTAATACTCGTCATAGTTTTGCTGATTGTCTTTGTCAACAGTAAATGCTGGCACTTTAATATTTAAAGTATAACCAACAGAGTATATCGGGTTTCCAGGAACAACACAATGTAGTTCAGTGTTATTTATAGCATCAATTAACATTTTTCTTTGTGCTAATATTTCTTCAACATAAGTGTCGTTAGACCTGACTCGTTTAGAAATAAAATACGGTAAATTTGAATGTCCTTTGTTTGTTAGCCAATATCTAACTTTGGAATCATAAGCAGCGTATAGTGGTTCGTTTTTCTTATTTGGTGTTTCGTTGAAAGGAAAATATCCATCAATCATAACTTGTTTAGTTTGTTCATCTAAAATAGAAATTTCACCTTTAACATATTTCTGTCTAACAAGATCGAGCGTGTATAGTTTTGAGCTGTACATGCCTTCTTCAGTTGCTTTGACAATATCAAAATTATTGTTAAATTTAAAACTTTTAATTTTGTTTGTATTAAGATATGGGCTTTCATTTGAGTCTGTTGTATATGCTGCTCTATCATACACCAGTTCACCCAATGAACCACTCTTGTATATGTTTATCAACGATTGAAAGTTAAAGCCGTCCTTGTTTTCATAAAACAAAAACGGTGAGTTAGAATCTCCAAACGATTGCTCTGTTAAATATTGTATTGCGTCTAATGGGTTTTTTCTAGTTAAAGCAAATTCAGTTGGACCCTTAGATTGATCAAATGCTCCTAACTTAGAGTCAGGAATTTGCAAATCGCTTTTGCATATTGCTTTGACATATTCGCGGGTGTTCTTGCCAGAAAATGATCTAGAAATTGATTGTTGATTTGAAAATACTAATTCCTCAGAGCAAAAATGCAACACATAAGTTTGTGTTTGTGAAGCGGGGGATTTTTCTCTGTCGGTAATTTTATAGATTCTAAACAGTTTTTGGTATTTGGTAGTCAATCCAACTTTTTTTAAAACCACATTCAAATACTCGTTTCCATGAATAGCAAATTCGCCCAATAGATTAACACCATCTATTAGTTGAATTGTTCCTGTGATAACATGTTCAAAAATATCTTCATAGATATTAAGCGTATTGAATATTTTTCTCAAATCTGCGTTTTTACCATTAGAACTAATTAGTGTTAGTTCTATTATTTCAACATCATCCGCAGTCTTTGGTGTATTATTAAGCATTTAAAGTTGTTCCAATTTCTTCAGTTATATACTCAATATATTGTGGCTTTAGTATTTTAATTTGTCTTTTTGATTCATTTAAATCTAATTCGTGGTCATAAACATAAACAGGTTTGTATGTTGATGCTATCGTTAATGTTGCAACAGTCGCGCTATTAGCATTGGAATTATTCGCATAAAATGTCACATTTTGAGTGATTGTTGTGTTAGGCGGTTGCGTAATAATGGTGTTAGATGCGTAATTATATTGTTCTAGTGTGACAATGCTTGTATTTGTGGTCGTGGTAGTTGGTCCATCTACTTCTGATAATACCCTTTTAACTTCAAATTCATAATGATGAATGGTTGAATATGCTTCTGCGATAGAAGTATACCCATACTGTTTAACAATTTTTTCTTCTAGAGCATCTATGGGTAATGGTAACTCAAATAATGGATCGTTAATTTGGTTAACCAATATGATTATCCAATGAAGTTCTGGATCTCCATATTGTTTGTAAGCGATTGTTTCTGGCGTATCTGTATCTTCAACTTGATACTTATAAAATGCAGAAGCATTATCAACTATGCTGCTATTAATACTAAATCTTGCAAAAATGTTTGTAACAGCTGTAACTGTTCCTTGGTCTGTAAGATTAAAGGAATATGGGATTTTTGGGAATTGTCTAAAGTACATTAGAAACCTTCTGCTACAGCGTTTTGGTCAATGATTACAGTTTCAGTGAATTTAAGACTTAATCTAATTTCAACTGGTGCGCCAGTATAAAATGTTGTAAACGAACCACCACCAGAATAATCTATGCTAATATCTTCTAGCACGCATTTTTTAGTTTTAAATAAAAATTGATTTGGCATTGCGTGATCTATACCATCATAAAATTCTAACTGAAATTGAGATGGTGGAATAAAGTATCTTCCAGATGTGCCTGCGGAAATTTGTGGTGCTGCTTGATATTTTAATACTTGCAAAATAGTACCGATGGCGCTAGACTCATCTGCATTTCTAGGGATTAATCTAAAATCTAATATAAATTGGCGTAGTGCTGGTGAGTTGTATATTAGTTCCAGTTGTGGATTAACAGTTCTTCCAGTTGCAGCAAACAAACCTAATTTTCTAAAGTTTTCGTTTAATATGTTTTCCGCGATTCTACCTGCTGCTTCGGCGATAAATGGATTCGCGTTTTCTCCTCTACCGTCTGTAGAAGCGAGCGCCTGTGCCGCTAAACCGAAACCACCCAGCGCAGAAGTTAAAGATAATTGATCAAAATTATTTTGATACGAAACTGCTAAATTTTCTGGCATCGTCAATGCAATTGCATAAGTTAACTGCTCGATATTTCTTCTCAGCGCATAATTTGTAAGAATATCTTTTGCTTTAGTTGCAAATGCACCGACATTAAACGTGTCACCCGTTAATTGTGTTAAACTGCTAGAAACCCCACCGAGAAGTTGTTTCGCTTTTTCTGTTACTGCAGTTGCAGCTGGCGAAGCATCAATAGCATTTTGTATACCAGATGCAGCAAATTCTACACCAGAAACAATGCTGTTAGTAGGATCGTCGTTTTCTGTTTGATCGATAGTGCCAACTGCACTTTTGAATATTTTAATGAGGACATATGGCGTAGCATCAGCCTCAATTGTTGCTGGAAATTTTATCAACGAAAGAGCAGAGCGATCTACTCCTCGATTTTGTATATTTGCATTTTCTGTGTTTAATTTATTGTCGGTAACTTGGGGTTTGGTTTGCTCCGCAGAACTAGTTGGAGTTTGCGGTCTAGATGATTCGTTTCTAGCGTTTCTAGTGTCGAAACCAGCTCGAGCGCGCAATGGTTCTAGAGTTGCCATCTCTCGTTCAAATTGCGTTTGACTAATATTCCCTAGACTTCTTTGTGTGGCTAGATTAGTGACTGCTTGGTTATATACTGCAGCTATACCGAGATCGCGACTGGTGGCGCCCATGAATTGTTTTTCCTATAAATACTAGATGGCTTACAGTGGTAAATTTAGTCCTAAAAACTTCAATAAATATTTAGGTGATCCCACGAACATCTGGTACAGATCGCTCTGGGAACGCCGAGTTATGGTGCACCTGGACGGTAACTCAAATGTAATTGAGTGGTCGAATGAAGAAATCGTCATACCTTATTTATCGCCGATTGACAACAAAATGCACCGATACTTCCCAGACTTTTTCGTTAGAATGCGCAATAAAAGTGGGCTGACAGAGGCTATGATTCTTGAGGTCAAACCGCTGATGCAAGCCCAGCCGCCGCAAAAACGAAGCCGAGTTACCAAACAATACATTCGTGAGGTTGCAACTTGGGGTGTAAACGAAGCCAAATGGAACGCAGCAGTAGAATACTGTGAAGATCGAAATTGGAAGTTTAAGGTCATAACCGAAAAAGACTTGGGTATATAATGTCACTATTTACAAAAATTAGCAAGGAAATGAATGCCGCTGGGATTCGCCCAAGAACAGACGCAGCCAGAGCATGGCTGGGTGGGAAAATCAGCCAGCTCCGTATCCCCTCAGATCGCTCAAATGTTCTAAACGACGCTTCCAGAATCTCTCCTAGAGCCTTTATCGGTCGTATGTACATGTACCATTACGACCCAAAATATAAAGATGTTCTACCAGTTTACGATAAGTTCCCGTTGGTTATTCCTATGGAGATGTATTCCGATGGGTTTTTAGGTTTGAACTTGCATTACCTGGACCCATATAACAGATTAGCGTTATTGGATAGGCTGATGGATTTCGCCAATAACGATAAATACAACGATACGACCAAGTTTAATTTATCGTATGATCTATTATCAAGGTCGCGTCGATACAAGATGATTGAACCGTGTATAAAGAGATACCTGTTGAGTCACATTCGTTCATCGCTAATTTACATAGAGCCGAACAGTTGGGAAACGGCAATATTTCTCCCAACCGCAAAAATGGTGTATAAGAAATAATGGCAGAAAACGATAACACAATTCGAAGATCTGACGGTACAATCGAATTCCTTGGCGTTTCTGAAGAAGTTACGGCAACAGCAAGAACAGCCGCACGACCAGTTTCGGGATATAACATTGAAACATTTAGAAACCAAAACTTCATAAAAAGCGCAAAGTTTTCTATGCAGTTTACTCGTGTACCTGCATTTGCTTACAGCGACATCGTCTCATCTCTAGATTTTAGAAAATTAACTTTTTTGTGCGATTCGGTAGAATTTCCTGGACAAACATTATTAACAACCGACTACAGAATACCAGGACAATTAAAAACTAAAATTGCATATGCTAGAGATTTTAACGAAGTAAATTTCAGTTTCTACATAAATGATGAAGTTCCAATGTACACGATAATGAGTAATTGGATTTATGGTATTTCTTACACCAGCACGCAAAACAGATACTTCGATGAAATTGTTGGTACTATTGAGTTAACTCAATTTGAAGATACCACTCGCTCGTCGGCATCATCACCCGATGCTGTTAGAAATATGAC